CAGTCAAGTGGCATCATGTCGCCAAAACAAAGAAAGTTGCAATGATTGACCATGTTCAGAACTTGCTAGCACAAGGCCGTTTTTTCTATTTGGATACAGAAGCAAACGAGATATTTATTTCCGAGCACAAACGTTATCAGTGGGATGAGAAGACAATTGAATCAGATGATCCACGGGTCATCAAGGAACATGACCACACATGCGATGCACTACAGTACTTCGTACTTGATAATCGCCGTGATCTTAATTTGAAATGGTAGGTGATATAATGGGATTGTTCGATTCGATCAAGAATTTCTTATGGAAAGAAGGTGGAAAAATGGGTATCGGTAAGTCATTAGTCAATATAACGGATGATGAGCGAATTAATATTGATCCTTTGGAATACAAACGGATCAACAAGGATTTTATGTACTATTCTGGTCTGCCATCAGATGTTAAATATCATACGTCCGATGGTAAAGAGACGATTCGCAAACAAATCGGTGTTAACATGACTGAAAAGGTCGCACGTCGTCTGGCATCAATCGTGTTCAATGAGAAATGTGATATCAGCTTTGAAAATACAGCATTGTCCGACTTCATTAACGGGGTGCTTGAATCCAATAATTTCAAGAATGAATTTGAAATGCGTCTTGAACAGGCTATTGCTTGTGGTGGCATTGCGGTGCGTCCATATGTTGATGGTAACCAGATTAAGCTGGCATGGGTTCGTGCTGATCAGTTCTACCCGTTGCAATCAAACACCAACAACATTAGTGAAGCTGCACTCGCCAGTATAACTACACAAATTGAAAATGATACGGTGAGATACTACACCATGCTTGAATTTCATCAATGGAAAGATGGCCAGTATATGATCACTAATGAGTTGTACAGATCAGATTCTAAAAGTGCAGTTGGTACGTCCGTGCCACTCGATTCAATCGACAAATATAAGGGTGTCGAGCCTGAGGTTACACTTGATGGTGACCAGATGATTAATCCTTTGTTCTGCTATATGCGGATGCCTAGTGCAAATAATATTTCGTTAGAATCACCCCTTGGTTTGGGTATCGTTGATAATAACAAACATACACTTGATAATATCAACAACACAAATGATTCTTTCATGTGGGAGATCAAAGTAGGTAAGCGGCGTATTATTGTGCCTGCGTCAATGCTTAAAACAGACAAGGCACACAAACTTATGTTTGATACTAGTGATGGCTTATATGAGGGACTTAACACCGAAAATGGCGATGTTATTCAAGATCTAACAAAGGATATTCGGACACAAGAATATATTGATGCAATGAACTTTTGGCTTAAACAGCTCGAAAGTGGTGTTGGACTAGCTGACGGTACATTTAGTTTCGATCCAAAGACCGGTATTCAAACGGCTACTGCGGTTGTTAGTGAGAACAGCATGACGTATCAAACTCGTTCAAGCATTCTGACAAACGTTTCTGCGTTTATCAATGATCTATGCACGGCTATTCTCGAATTGGCCCAATCATCGCAGCTATTTGACGGTCAACAGGCGTTGTTCTCGTTGCCTGATGGGGTTGACATGCACAATCTAAAAATGAATGTGCACTATGATGATGGTGTGTTCGTTGACAAGGATGCACAGGCCAAGCAGGATATGTTGGCGGTATCTTCGGGAATCATGCCAAAGGTGCAATTTTTGATGCGCAACTATGGATTATCGCAGAATGACGCACAGGATTGGGTCGATCAGGTGCAGGCTGAAACACCAGAACCTGCTCCAAGTGCCGAAACTGGTATGTTTGGTGGTGAATAGCTGTGACCACACATCAAGAAATGATGGATAAAGCCGAAGAAATCAGCAATCAATACGTTGCCATGCAGCAGCGCATTTTTTATTAGCTTATTGACGCTACTAAAAACACTAGAAGCTTACTCAATGATCGAAATACTATTCTCGAATGGCGTCTTGAAATGTTGTCTAAAATGGGGGCGTTGACAAATGAAGTGATTACGATTGTGGCCCAAACGTCCGGTAAAACTCAAAAAGCCATTAATGAATTAATCCGTCGAGATGGTTTACAAGTTGCTCACGGAATTAATAGTGAGCTGTCTAAAATGCTCAATGAATCAGTCCCAATTAGTGGCACTATTGCCGGCATTATTGATAGTTACGCCAAACAAACGTTTCTCAGTCTTGACAACAATGTAAATCAGACTCTAATCACTACCAATTACGGTCAAAATTCAGCGATGAAGACGTATCAGGATATTATCAATAAAACGGTACTCGAAGTTCAAACGGGGCTTAAAACACCCACACGGGCGTTAGCCGACAATATCTACAAGTGGCAGTCGGCTGGTCTTAAAACGGGCATGGTTGATCGTGGTGGTCATAATTGGTCACTTGAGGGCTACACTCGTACTGTGATTCAGTCAACGGCACACCGAACGTTTAATGATGTACGCTTGCAGAGCATGAAGGACTTCGACAGTCCACTTGCTGTGATGGGAAGCCATCCGGCTGCACGTCAGGCATGTGCACCGATTCAAGGCCAGGTGGTTAACATTGTGCCATTGAGTGACAATCAGGCTAATCCAAAATACGACAGTATTTATAATCATGGATACGGTGAGGCTAGTGGCACTCAAGGCATTAATTGCCGTCATGTCCTTTACCCGTACGTCGAGGGTGTCAGTCACAATTACCAGACACAATATAATCCAAAGGACGCCGTAAATAATGCAGCCATTCAGCAAAAACAGCTGTATTACGAGCGTGCAGTGCGAAATGACAAGTACCTGTTACAAGATGCTAAGCGATTGGGTGATGTAGAGGGCTTTAAACGCCACCAAACAGCTTTATCAGCACATAGAGCTAAGGTTCGTGAGTTAGTTGATGACAACGACTTCTTACACCGCCAATATGGACGTGAACGCATCTATTCCAAGTAACACATTGGACCTGAGTAAGTCCTTAAACTGCTGTTTTGTTGTACAATCCGTCGGTGTCGTTGCACCGTAGAAAAACTCGTAAGGAGAGAACAAAAATGAATAGAGATTTTTTGAAGGAATTAGGTTTAACAGACGAACAGGCTGACAAAGTTGTAGCCAAACATGGTGAAGCAATCCAATCAGTGAACAGCAAACTGGCCAATGCTGAATCACAAGTGGAAAGTTTGAACTCACAGGTCAAAGATCGAGATACTCAAATTACCACGCTCAGTGATCAAGCTGGGAACAGTGATGAGATGAAAAAGCAGATTGAAGACTTACAGAGCGCCATTAAGACTAACGATGAACAGTCGGCTCAGAATCTTTTGCAGGTTAAGCAGGATAATGCCGTTCAAAATTATTTAAAAGATGCAGGAGCACGCGATATTAAGGCAATTTTGCCATTCGTTGATTCTGACACGATTAAATATGATGACGACAAGAGCGAGCTTACCGGTTTAAGTGAGCAAGTAGAAAAGATCAAAGGCGATCATGATTACTTGTTTCAAGCCGATACTGAGCCAGCCAAACCAGGCATTAGCATCACACCAAAGGGTAACCCTGATGGTGCTCCGGCTGCTCAGCCTGATGCGTTTGCACAAGCCTTAGGACTTCATACGGAAAGCAAGTAACAAACAAATAATAGGGGGAATTAATAATGGCAGATTCAAATACTGCATATAACTATGCTACTAAGTACGGTACACAATTAGATCAAAAGATTACAGAAGGTTTAGTAACTACGGCTTTAGGGATACCACAAGTTGATTGGTTCAATGGCAACAGATCATTTAAACTTCGCCGTATTTCAACCACTGGATTAAAGGCACATACTCGTGGTAAGGGGTACAATTCTGGAACTGTTACAGATGGCGAAGACACTTACACAATGGGTCAAGATCGGGATATTGAATTCTTTATTGATAATCAAGATGTCGATGAAACTAATCAAGAGCTTGCAATGGCGAACATTTCAAACACTTTCATCACTGAACATGTTCAATCAGAACTTGACGCATACCGTTTTTCAACGATGGCCGCTAATTCTGTTAAAGATGCTAAACATTTCAAGAGTGAAACGATTTCTAAGGATAATGCTTATTCAATGCTCAAGGCTTCGATCTTGCCAATTCGTAAGTATAATCCGGCCAACATCATTGGATTCGTTTCTAGTGCAACTATGGACGCCCTCGAACGTTCTAGTGAGTTCAGCCGTAGCATCACTAACCAAAATGTTGGCATGACTGCGCTTGAATCACGTGTAACTTCGATTGATGGTGTTACTTTAATCGAAGTTTGGGATGATGCCCGTTTCCAATCAGCTTATAATTATGATGAAGGTGCAGTGGCAACTCCTGATGCACTTCCTATCAATTATCAATTTGTTGTTAACCAAGCAGTTATTCCCGTCGTCAAAGAAAATTCAGTGTACTTGTTTGCACCTGGTCAACATACTGAAGGTGACGGCTATCTTTATCAGAACCGTTTGTACCACGATTTATTTGTACGTAAGAGCATGGAAGATGGGATTGTTACTTCACTAGCCCCAAAAGCGTAGCGCCATCGGGTGACGGTGGCGGAACAACAGTCGTTAATCCGACAAAAGTAGCGGTAACGGGTGTAACACTATCACCAGCAACGGCTTCCGTTAAAGCTGGTGCAACGTCAACATTTACTGCACAAATAGCACCAGTAGATGCAACGGATCAAACTGTTATATGGGCGACATCAGACACTACTAAAGCTACGGTAGCTGGTGGTGTCGTAACTGCAAAGGATGGTGCAGTGGGTGATGTTGATGTAACTTACACCACTAATGACGGTAGTTTCGTTGGCACTGCTAAATTAACAATCACGGCATAGGAGATGATTTGATGGACTTTGCGACGCCCACAGAGGAGCAGTTCAAGGATCAATATAACGACGCTAAGTTGATGATTGATAATCTAACCAATGATTATTATGTCATGCACGATGTGTCAGACGATCTGTCATCAGACGTTCCATTTATTGTTTATAGAGCAACACAATACCAAAAGGCAATTGCATATCAATGCGAGTTTGCCGTGGCTAGTGGTGCATCAACAATCTATGAACAGAAAGCGGGCAATCTCAAGACGGTTTCAGTTGGCCGAACGTCGTTATCCACAGATGGCAATTCGATTAGTGATGCCACATATGGCAATACTGGCGTGGTAACAACGGCCGTAGATATATTGGCTAAGACTGGTTTACTGTATAGAGGGGTGAGGGCATGGTAATGCCAAAGTTTCCGAAACGGTTGGCTAATCAGACTGTGCAACTCAAAATATCTACTGGTGAAACCAACGATTATAACCAGCCAATTTATAATGATCCAATCACGATTAATCATTGTGTATTCCAACCTCAAACTATATATTCTGGCACCAACAATGATCGTCAGCTCGTAGCTAACGCAATTGTTTTTTTATATGCTGGAGTTAGTTCACCAATGCCAGTGCTATCTAAGGATAACTACCAATCAGTGATCGCATTTGAGGGTAATGATTATGCCTTGCAGTCGATCGTGGACAATCGCGATCCATTTAGCAATGAAGTATGGT